CTTTTACGGCAGCCGTTTTATTTTGTTTGTTTTTGTTAAACTGTTTGATAGCGCATTTTTTCAAACGGCTTTTGTGTTTTATGGATGTAGTAGGCAATTTTGGCGAGTTTGCGCATCAAAGCAACAATGACGACCATTTTAGGCTTTTGAGATAAGTTTTGAACTAACTTAGGAAAGGCTTTAATTCGATAGGCGACAAGCGCGGGCATAAACAAAGCGCGTTTAAGCCGACGGTGACCGTAGCGGCTTAATCTGCCTTTTTTATTTACGCTTGTTCCTGATTGTTCAATGCGCGGACTTAATCCGGCGAATGATACGAATTGGTTAGCCGTCTTAAATTGTTTGTCTGTAAGATGATTGAGCAGGATTGCAGCGGTATCTTTGCCTATACCGGGGATTGTTTGCAAATTTTTGTAATGCGTATTCAGGCTATCTTGTTGCTGAATCATGAGGTCTATTCGCTTGGCCGTTTGGTCTATCTGTTTGGCCAAGAGCAATATGATTGCTTCGTGTGTGGCACGAATAAAGGTATCTTTTGCGGCGTGCAGTCTGTTTTGACTTTCGTTTTGCTGTTGTTTGAGTTGCTGAAGCAGGCTTATCAGTTTGTACAGGGTTGGATTTTCAGACGGCTTGAACGGCGTGAGTTTGTCTAAATGGCGTTTTGTGTATTCTGCTACCAGCCTTGAATCGGCTTTGTCGGTTTTTGTGTGGCTGAACTGGCTTTTTGAGTATTCTTTAATTTTCAGAGGATTTATAACGAAGACTTGATAAATTGCACTGAAATAGTCAGCAGCTTCTTCGTAATAAATGCCGGTTGCTTCCATGCTGATACTGATTTTGCGGATACGTTTGGATCGTATCCAGTCATTTAGTTTTTCGAAACCTTCGCAGGCATTGGCTATTTTAATATAGTCTACTTGGCCGCTGTTTCTAAGCAAAGTTACGTCTATGGTGTCTTTTGAAATATCGAACCCTATTACATTCATTGCATTTTCCTTATGATTCAGCCTGTTTGCACGGCTATGATGGTATTCAATCTTTAGGATAAATGGGCGATTCGGCATTTCTTTTGTCCAGTTTTTTGCTTTGGCCGTTTTACTGCCTAAACCGCCCAGGCTTTGTTTTGCGCTAAACAAAAACCTGTAAGCCGTCTAAATCAAACGGTTTACAGGTTTTAGCTTATAGAGAAAATGCGGACAATAGCGGGAGTTCCCGCACCCCGTGCTACTTTTTACCATATTGATTCCGCCTTTAGGGCTACATCAACACAGTAAAAAGCAGCTTGATTAATTAGATCCGACAGTCCCTCCACGTTGCTGGAATTGTTCCCCTGCCTCTACATAGCCGTCATACATGAGATTTTGCGGAGATTTCCCGCCAAGTGCTAAAACTTGACTATTGTCATTTGATTTGGCTTGGTTTTGGGGCTGTGTTGCCTGTGTAGTTTGGGTTTTATCTTTGTACGGGTTAAATGGCAAACCGTTACGCACGTAGTCTTTGCACATTGTTTTTGTGATTTCTTTTAGCGGCGTGCCTTGGTCACTGTAACATGTACAACCACTATTACCACCTTCAACGCAACCGGCAATATATTCAAACGTTTTAACTTGTCTTACATTGTCATAAATGGGCTTGCTTTCAGGTTTTTCGGCAAGTGTTGGTACAAAATCTTCAGGCTTAAGATTTGAATTTATATCTTGTTGACTTTTAGGTTGATCAGCTTCATTGATTGCCTGCGGTTCACTTGCAGAGGAATCAGAAACAGATTGAACTTCTTCAACTTGGCCGCTACCTTGTTTATAAATCTGATAGACGTTGAAACCTTTCCAAGCCATAAAGGCAAAAATAGCTACCAAAGCCCAAACAGCAAGCGGAATGTTCTTTTTAAACTTCTGATGTTGGCTGGATGATTTGTAATATTTAAATGCTTCTTTTGGCGGCTTCCAGCTTGAAGATTCAACGCCGGTAACACCGGCGGGATTATCCAGACTCGTTACACACTTATACCAAGAATACTGTTTCATACCCACGGCTTTACGTTCAAGATGCGTATGTTTTGATACGAGATTACGTACAAATACGTCAAGCTGACTAGGGTGTTGGGTCATCAAGATAACTGTATGGCCGTGGTGACGGAGTTCGGTTAATTCTTGAATATAAGGCGGAACAGGGCGACCGGCAGCGCGAACAGGATAGGTATAGTGCGCTTCATCAACAATCAAGACTGCACCGGTTGGAATAATATCCCTTAAAGGCGCAGACATTATTTCTTCTTCCGTGAGTTCGTGGGCGTTGAATTTACGTTTATCCAAGCCGTCGATATGGCAGAAATAAAGCGGACGATCTACTTCCGTACCGTCATCAAGCTTCATTTTAAATAAGCCGTCTTCGTTGTTCAGAATCATGGAAACGACACGCGAAGTCTTGCCAGTACCCATGTTCCCTGTAAACAAATAAATCATAACGCTACCTTGGCATAATAAAAGTTAATTTATTTAATGTATTCATTCCAATATAAAAGCTGAATGCGCCGAATAAATAACCGAGGCCTTGGCCAAAACCACCGATTAAAAGTAAATTAAGAATATCAGACGGCATAGAATTTATGGCATTCAAGGTGTAATCTTTAAATTTATTTAGCGCAATAATATAGCCTGCATATGTTACAAACGTCATGCCAGTAGCAATAATTATTCTGACAATTAGCATTTTGAGCAAAATTGCCAATAAAGGTATAAGACCTGCAAGTAATGGCATAAGTACCTCTTATTTCCTCAAAGACCCAAAAACAATAAAAGCGGACATAATGATGAATCCAAGCAGAACGGCAAAACGGACTTTTTCCATGAAGACGCAGAGCGGTTCATAGCTGATTTGCACCGGCTTTCCCCAAATGTTGAAACTTTTTGGTTGAGGACAAACACCATTTGGCGGCAGGAAATCGTCTGACGACCATGTCCTATCATCGGTAGTTTGAGGAATACTTATAGCGTCAAACATTCCCTCTTCAGGCTTGCCCATTTTGTCACAGGCTAAAATGTCTGGAAAAAAATCACAAAGTAAACCTTTTGATTCTTCTTTTTTGTCATCTTTTTTATCTTCTTTTCTTTTATCAGATGGATCATCATTCGGATCAGGCTTATCATCTGGACGTTTATCAGGATTACCATCTGGATCGGGTTTATCATCCGGTTTTTTATCAGGCTTGCCATCAGGATTAGGCGAAGGATCTGTATCAGGCTTTGTATTGGGTGCTTCAGATCCGCCCGGTGTGAGGTCGGGGCGCTGTGTTGTTGCTACTTCTGCCGTAGTATTTCCGTTTGAATCTTGGCCGAAAGTTATGGTAATTTGAAACGGTTTGCCGTTTTCGGGAGTGACAGGGCCAATGGTTACGACTGTTCCGGCAGGGACTGATACTTTTTCTTTATATTCTGGTTTGCCTGTGCCTTCGACGAAGGGCGTGGGATTGCCGTCAATTACTGATGTAGCAATATCTAAAAATTCATCCTGATCTAGTATTTTTGTTAAATCTCTATTTTGAAAATAATAACCAAAACGAGAAGGTTTACTCGTTTCACATGCTACACCGTCAAGCCAAAAACAATTTTTAAAATAAATATCTGGCTCATTAGGTTTAATGACATTATCAAAATATTTTTTAAACTCTGATTCAACTTGCATTACTAATAATTGTTGAGCTTGTTTTTCACTAATGCCACCTTTACTTAATGCTCGCATTACAGATGAATCAACACCTACACAGGAATCTTTATCAGTCGTACATAAAGCATTTTTATATACTTTCAAAAATTCATTACTTACATCATTAAATTGATATCCAGCAGATTCCAGTGGGGATTTAACAGCTTGATATGCTTCGTAGGCAAAATATGCAGCTGTACCCCAACCGCTTAAACGCGTACCTAATGCCGCGCCTCTTTTTACCAGGTTAAATGCGCCTGAAAGAACTGTTTTTCGGGATACTTGGGCTTCAACAGTTGCACTTACAGTCTGTTTTGACAAATAGCCTTCATATCTAGCCTTCATTGCCTCGGTTTGGAATTTCCTATACGAATTATCAGATACAGATCGCGCCCACGGTTTTTTATCCCAATGTTCAGTATGTTGTTTCGTATAAGTAATATTCTTTGAATTGTTAACTTGAATTTCGCCAGCAATAACAAAGCTAGAAGTAAATAAAACTAATAACGGAATGATAAATTTATTCATTTTTAACTTTTATTTTCTCTATTTTCTTCTTCTCTATGGATTCATTTAAATCAGACATAAACTTAACCATATCAGGATCTTTAGGGCTTGGTTTTTTTGGAGTTGTATCCATTAA